AGTAATTGCAAAGAACGCGCGGGCCTTCTGGATACGTGTGCCACCGAGGCCCACGCTCTTGACATAATTGGCCGATTTAGACTCGTGTCAAATGTCGAAGATCCAGAAGGTGGCCGTGTACGATGCGCGTCTTCAGCAGGATGACCCCGTTTATGCGGTGCAGAAGGGTGCTCTGTCGGTGAGCGTTGCGCCGTTCCAGGCTATCTCGGCCTCCCAGTCTCAGATGACGTTTCAGGTGCTTGTGCCCTCTCTGAACGTTTTTGTTGATCGTAAGATTCAGCTCGCGACGCCTCTGTCATTCACGGCTCAGCTGTTTTACGGTGGCCCGCGTGCCCTCACGCACAAGGATATGTACATTTGCACGCTGAGTTCCGCGGCAACTGTTGGATCTCTCCAGGCTCCAATTACCGCCACGACGTTCCTCCGCAATCAGGCAGCTGCGGCCGTTGTGAACGTGCCTATTGGGTCGCTTGTAATTTCTCCGGGTCTCCCCCCGAACACTTACACGACGTCTGTCATTACGACATCTGCTGCTGGAACTGTCACTGTCCCTAGTGCTGGTGTGGTCTATCTCTCGCAGCCGTTTGTTGCTGCTGCCGCAAGTGGCTCAGCACTTCTCATCATTGCTCCAGCTGTGTTTGACGCTCCGGATCCTTTCGCTGGTCAGTCCGGAAGCGCGGATTTTGGTTCTACGGGTCAGAATACCTCCGATCCGTTTACGCCGCTCGGCTATGCATCGGCGGTGTCTGGTAAGGATCTGGCATGGTGCCCGTTCCCTATCCAGAGCGCGCTTGCGAACATGACCGCCACGCTCAATGACTGCACGGTTACGACGAACGGTGACACGCTGAAGGAGCAGATCATGCTAACGTGCCAGCAGGAGAACGTGAAGCAGCGCACGACCCCTACGAGTCTTGACACGTATTCGTGGGGTCGCGACGACGCCGCCAGCAATTCTGGTAACTTTTCTACTTATAATGTTGTAAACCAGTATGGCGATCTGCCGAACGGTGCATGGCCCACGACGTGGTGCGCTGATTCGGCATGCAGTACGACGCTTCAGAGTGTGACTGCATCGCTGTCTACGGCAACTAACGGCTCCACTAACGTTTGGCCGTTTCTCCCCGTTGGCTCCTGCTACAATTTTATTGCGTCTACTAACACGGCAATGCAGTCTAAGACTGGGTATGGATTTTACATTGCCCAGACTGCATCGTCCGTAACGGGTGTCACGAACGCTCTGACCCTGGTACCATACGTCAGTCACCAGCCGGTGTGGGCAACTGCATTTCCGGGTGGTGATCTTATTTCAAACGCTCTCGGGTCGGCCACTGCTAATACCGGCCTCCGAACGGCAACTAGCTCCCTCCAGTGCCCTTGGAGGTGGTTGACGGCCAACACGCTCGTTCTGAATGTTGCAGTTCCTGGTGTTTGTATGATTGGCGCTCGCGTGTATGATGCTGGTCTTGGATCGTACAATAGCACCGGAACCGTCGCCGCTGCCCAGGTTGCGAACGGTCCAGTTGTAGGTATTGTCACATCGTGTCTCACTGGTGCGCTTGGTGCTGTAGGTTCTACGTATGGTGTTACGTTTGCGGCCGTGCTGACCCAGGCTTATTCTAACGCTACGGACACCACTGTGGATAATATCTGGGGTCTCAGCGCTGGCTCTTCTGTGCAGCTGCCGCAGCCCGTGTACGGCACGGCGCAGTTCACGGAGCCCCTCGTCATCTCGCCGCTCATCTGGTCGGATGCCGCTGAGTTTTCGACCGTTGGTCTGTACGGCATGACGAACATGCAGTTTGTTCTCAATTTCTCGTCCATCAGCACGACCCAGGCATATCTGAATCCCCTGGGCTCGACGCAGCTGTCGATTGCAAATTCTACTACTGCAGCAGTTGGTAACTCGATCCCTTACTGGGTTGATGATATGTACCAGCAGAACCCGAACACGGGTAACATCCTCCGTTCATCTAGCTCGCGCACCGTGCTGAGCGACATGAAGTATGCAATCGGCAGCGGCAGCTCGTCGAACGGTCCCTGGTTTTCGAACGCAGCGGGTAACGCCACGATCAATGTCGCAAACCCGACGCTGTTTGCTACGTTCCTCACGCCCGGTCCGGACGTGACCCTGCCTGCACTGTCTACGGTGCCGTACGTCGAGTTTCCTCGCTACTTTTACTCGACGAGCGCGCCCCTCACGCAGAACGGTATTTCAAGCATTCAGTCCCAGACGATTTCGCTCACGTCTATCCCGGACATGATCATGGTGTACCTCAAGCCCGCGACGCGCGCGCCATCCCAGCTCGAGCAGTACATCCCTATTAGCAAGGCATCCATCACGTTTGATAACTTCAGCAACCTGTGCTCGAACTTCAAGCAGTTTAATCTGTATGAGTGCTCTGTGGCGTCTGGTCTCGACATGGACTGGCACCAGTGGCGCGGCTACACGCAGGGCGCTGTCCCTTCGCAGTATGTGACTGGTAGTGCAAACTCGGCCCTCACCTACGGCCAGACGGGCTTTACGCAGCTCAGTGGTGGTCCGCTGCTGCTGCGCATGGGTCACGACATTACGCTGCAGCCTGGCCTTGCGCCTGGCTGCCTAGGTAACTTCTCGCTCCAGGTGACGCTCGACTTTGATAACACGAAGGGATACTACAACTACCTCACAAACACTGTGCTGACGATCGTTGCAATCAATACGGGTTTCTTTGAGACGGTGCGTGGCCAGTCCATGATCCGCAAGACGATCCTCGACGCGGCGGATGTCGCGGCCGCTGTGCCGGACTCGGGTCTGTCGCGCTCGCACCTCAATCGTCTCATTGGCCGCGGTGGCATGGGTTCCTTCTCCAACATGGTCAACAAGGGCATGTCCGCGTACCGCAAGGCGCAGGAGATTAATTCTAAGCACGACCTCACGGGCCTCGCGCGCAGCGCTGGCTATGGTGGGATGGCGGACACGGCAGAGATGATGCTTGGCCAGAAGCGCGCGCGCGGCCACATGCCGTCTGGTCTGTAAATCAGATTTTCTCACCCGACGTGAACACACAAAATGAAGACGGTAGGCTCGCGCGCCGAGGTCTTCCACGGCAATGCGAAGCGAACGTCGGGAAGGCTCACAAAAGATATGTTGATGAAGAATGCGGCGGGACGCATCGTCTCTAAGCGAAAGCACGAGGCGGGGCGCAATGCTCTGAAATTTCTACACGCAAAGGGTTATATTGCAATCAAGGGCAAGTTTGGCTGCAAGAAGAGCGGCTCAGGTGATGGTGACGTCGTTGTGGCGGGGCCTGCAGACGAGACTGTCGCAGGGGTGGTTAGTGCCACGGCGTGACTTGTGAATGCATGCATAGCAATATTGCGAAGACCCAAAGCGGACATTGACATTGACTTTGTAGAGAGGCTTGCTAATACACTCTGCCATGCCAAACTCCATTATCTTGATGGCCGTCCGCATATACCGTTGCTCTCCAGTAGTTGCATACGCTGGGCCATACCCACTCGACCGTGTTGGGTAATTCATCGTACCTCCGACCCCGGTTCCGACCCCGGTAAGGCGATGTAGGCCCTGCGTCGGCTCGGCTGGAGTTTCGCAAAATCGCACTTCTTGCACTTTTGCACTTTTTGTCGGCCCCGCGCCGCGCGCGCTCGCCACCAAATTCTCCACGCAATTCTCTAGCGAAGGCGCGCGGAGCGAGCGCGATTTGCGCAGCGGCGCGCGCGCGAAAGCGTTTGAAAGTTGGGAAATGGCCGGCGCCCCGCCGCCGTTGCCGCCTTACCGAGGACCGCCGCTTGGTGGTAAGGGTCTTATGCTTATGCGTGGCATTAAGCGCGGCAACGAGGAGATTGAGCGCGCCGCTGCTGCCGTCGCGAGGACGCATGAGGAGGAGAAGGCCGAGTACTTTAAGCGCGAGGCGGACTTTTTCCGACGCGACCCTCCTGCGGTGTTCCAAGAGGACGATGACTATGAGGAGGACGACAGTGAGGACGAGGGTCCAAAGCCCGCTGTCGACCCCGCGGAGGTGAAGCGCGCTTACGTGGACTCGGCGCACACGTCTGCGTACGCGAAGGCGTCGATCGAGGCGGCGTTTGCGGCTGGACAGGCCGCTGGACGGCGTGAGCAGCTGCCGCCGCCGCCGTGTAAGTCGTGCAAGCTACGCAAGGAGCGCAACCGCATCGCCGCCAAGGAATCGCGACTGAAGAAAAAGGCGGCACAGCAGCACGCCGTCGCGGCGCCAGTGCCGCAGGCCGAGCTTATCCGCCAGGGTGCTGCGATCGCAGTGCAGCGCCAAATCGGAGCAGAGCTTGACGCGGAGGACGACAAGGAAGTTCCGCCGTTTTAAATCGACAGACGTAGGTCGACGTTGAAATGCCAAAAGATTCGCCGTGCCCAAAGCCGACAATGCGCCTCGTATCCCTGTCTTCGTGTATCACAAATGAAGAGGCATTAGGTATCCCCGCACTCGAGACTAGTCCTGCCATGTTCACACCAGAATCCCATGCGGAGTATGAGCTTGAATCATTTGTCGACCCTGCACCGCGAGCTGTCCACGGCATGCCATGGGAAGAGGATGATGAATCGTTTCTTAAATTTCGAAGGCAGTTGCCGGACGTTATCACAGCTGATGTAATCTATGATAAAGTCGCTCTGCCACAACTGGAACAGTCTCACGACGCATCACAGCGAACGCTGGAGTGGCATCAAGCGCGCGCATTTGCAGTCACAGCTTCGCAATTTAACAACACAAGCGAGGATGCTTTAACGCTGCTTAAGACAAAGACGTATCCTAAAGCTCATGCATTTTACGGCAATGCATTCACAGAGTGGGGGACCATCCACGAAAAACACGCGGAAGAGGCATTT